AACGCAACAAAATCAAGATTTAATTTATAATTTGTTGAATTTCTTTTTCTTTGTGTCTATAATTAGGTACATATGAACGAAATTAAACTCACTCTACAAGAGAACGAAGCTAACGCACTTCTTCAACTCATTGATGTCGCAGTAAAGGCTCAAGGTCTTCAGGTTGCTGAAGCAGGATCATTCCTTGCAACCAAGATTCAAGAACAAGCTAAAGCTCAATTACCAGCCCCAGAAGCTCCAGAGGCTCCTGAAACCGAAGAAGAAGCTTAATCATGCGTTTCTCAGGTAAAGAAAAGATTGTTAAAGAAATTCAATCTGAATTAGAATTAACTGTCGATGGCGTTGATGGCCCCAAAACATGGTCAGCTATTGTTGTCGGTCTCCTTGAGGGCAAGGAAGAGAAAGAGCTTATTCAATACGTACAACGAATTCTTCAGGTTGAAGATGACGGTATTGATGGCCCAATCACTTGGAAAACTCTAAAATCTTTACTTGTCGAAGAAGACTTTGTAACTCCTTCCACCTACCAACACGAATCAGAAGACAACGCCGAAGAGCTACTTTCCCCTAATGCTCTTAAGTTGGTTCTTGATTACGAGGTTGGAGGTGGAGAGGGTTATTACAATAAGTGTTTGAAGCGGCCTTGTTGGCCCAAAGGAGCTAGCGGGGTAACCATTGGAGTTGGTTATGATCTTGGTTATAATAGCCAGTCTCAATTTGCAGAAGATTGGGGTGGCAAGATTAGCGACTCTGACTTCAACCGTCTTCGCAAGTGTTTGGGATTCAAGGGAAGCGCAGCGAATGCTAGGGTTGGCTCAGTAAGAGATATTGAAGTGCCTTGGGAGGCAGCTCTAGCTGTATTTAAAGCAAACACTCTTCCACGCTTCATTAAGCTCACATTAAAAGCATTTCCTCAGGCAGACAAGCTCCATCCAGATGCGTTCGGAGCTTTGGTAAGCTTAGTTTTCAATCGTGGCAGTTCCCTAAAGGGTTCTCGTCGCGCAGAAATGGCTCGTATTCGTGATTTAGTCCCCAGCAAGAATTACGAAGCGATTGCCTTAGAAATCCGTAGTATGAAGCGGATTTGGGCAGGAAAAGGACTCGACGGTCTGTTAAGGCGTAGAGATAAAGAAGCAGATTTGGTGGCTTCTTGTTCATAGATAAAGTAGATAGTACTTGACAAGCCCATCGTATCGAATACGGTGGGCTTGTTAATTAAAGGCATGAGCTTAGAAATTAAAAATATTAATGTCAGTCGCCACGACATCTACGATTACGTATTGGGGTCTAGTGACTATGATCCTGTAGAAAAATGCATTGACCCTACATTGTACGAGACTTACTCTGATTTTATCTTAAAAATAGATGGTCAAGAGTATTTGTACCAAGATGAAGATTACATTTATTTTTACAAAGAAATGTTTAAACTAAAGAGAAAAGCAGTAAACATGAGAACTTCTGAAATCTTGCGCTTATGCGAGGAGATCGAAGAAATTGCTCCAAGTATTGTAAAGTTATGAGACCTTTTGAAGAAAATTTTGCTAAAATGTTAGCTAGAAAATCTATGAAATACGAAGAACTAAGCAAATTAGTATCGCAATGGGGAGAAGAAAAAGGTATTTTCGCTAATTCTACTCCACTCCGTCAACTTGTCAAGACCCAAGAGGAGCTTGACGAAACGAAATCTGCCCTTGAGAAGTTAAATGATTTTGATTATCAGGCTGATTTAATGGAAGATCTTGGTGTTCCGACTCCAAACGAAGAAGATATTCGCGCAGAGGTTAAAGATGGAATCGGAGATATGTTGGTAACTATTATCTTATTGGCTAAGATGGTTGATATGGATAGTGTTGATTGTTTGCAGTCCGCTTATGATGTAATCAAAAAGCGTACGGGCAAGATGGTAGATGGACTTTTCGTGAAAGATAATTAAATGAAAAAAGGAGTAGTATTCGAAGAAAAGAAAAAGGTAAAAAGGAAGGGTGTTCACGCCAAAAGAAAGACATCCAGAAATAAAAATTCAACTAATTATAAAAAACCATATAAGGGACAGGGGCGTTAAATTTCCCTAAAAAAGGGGTTTGTGTAATATAGCTTGCAAATACATTTATTATTATGGAAGCACTTACTCAATTTGTCGAAGGTCAGGTCTGGTTTAACTGGGCTACTGCTGTTATTGCTGCTGCTAGCACATTCGCAGCTTCTACTCCAACCCCCAAAGAGGGATCTATTCTTGCTAAAGTCTACAAAGTCATTGACTTTCTCAGTGTGAATATTGGAAAAGCTAAGGAAAAAGGAGATAAGTAAGACAAACCGTCTATCTTAATCAATAGAATCAGGCCATGAGAGTCATTATTTTGTCTATCATTACGTCTTTTTTTTGTTATGCGGCGATTTCTAATAAAGCCGATTCAAAAGAGGAAAGTAAAGAAGAGTCAAAATAAATCCTTTTTAAATATTTAAAAACCGTCCTACGGGACGGTTTTTTTTTGTTATTTGGTCTTGAATTTCTCAAGCACTTACTTAAAATTAAGTAATGAGCTTAGAGCCTATCATTGATACAGTACAAAAATATCCTAAAGGATGGGGAGAGGAAATTTGGATCGCAAATAATGAGAAGTATTGCGGTAAAATTTTAAATTTTTTTAAAGGTGCAGAGTTCTCCATGCACTACCACATAAAAAAAGAAGAGACTTGGGCCGTCACAAAGGGGAAGCTCCTCTTGAAATACTATGATTTGACTAATGCAGAAGAAAAGCAAAGGACTTTAATTGTAGGAGATACAGTCCACTTGAAGCCTTGTGTGCCCCATAAGCTTATAGCATTAGAAGAATCTTCTGTTTTTGAAGTTAGCACTCAACACTTCGAAGATGATTCTTATAGAGTTCAAAAGGGAAACTCTCAGAAATGAAAAAAATTCTTATTATAGGAGAGAGTTGTTTGGATGTTTTTGTCTATGGTTCTGCTGATAGGCTTTGCCCAGAAGCTCCTGTACCAGTTTTCAGAGGATCTAAGTCGATTGAGTGTTCTGGTATGGCCTCTAATGTCCATAGGAACGTCATAGAATGCGTCAACGACTTAAATGAAGCAGGACTAGTAGATATTTTAACAAACGATAAGGAAGGCTCTAAGATTAGATATATAGACTCCTCTTCTAATCAAATGTTTTTACGTGTTGACTCTGATTCTTACAAAGAGCTCAACAAATTAAAATTGCATGAGGCAAAAATATGGAGTTATGATGCAGTGATTGTTTCTGATTATAATAAAGGCTACTTAACAAACAGAGATTTAAAATATATTGCAGATAATGCTCAAATGTCTTTCTTAGATACTAAAAAGAAATACAACGTAAAGTGGGCTGATTCATTTGACTTTATAAAAATCAACGAAAAAGAATACAGTGAGAATGGCTTTAAGGGTATGGGTATGCAGAATCTTATTGTAACTTTGGGGGCTAAAGGTTGTAGATTCAAGGGGAACAAATATCCTTTGAATTCTGCTGCTCAAGTAAGAGATGTGAGTGGTGCTGGAGATACTTTTCTTGCCGCTTTTGCGACTCATTATTTATTTAATTTAGATTTAGATTTAGCTATTGATTATGCTCAGTTTTGCTGTAGTATCGTTGTAGGGAAATCTGGTACAGCTACAATATGAATCATCCAAAAATAGTTAGCTCAAAAACAATTATTTATCAGGCCCAAATACAGGGTAAAAGGGTGGTCTTTACCAATGGTTGTTTTGATTTATTCCATGCGGGTCATGCTCATTTACTTCAATCTATAAAACAAGAACTTACTGATGATTGTGTGTTAGTTGTTGGGGTAAATGGAGATAAGAGTGTCAAAAAAAATAAAGGCCCAGATAGACCTATTATTAGTCAAGAACAGAGAGCCTTTCTTGTAGCTTGCCAAGAGAGTGTTGACTATGTGTTTATATTCAATGAGAAGACTGTAGAGAGTTATCTCAAACACTTTAAACCTTGGCGTTGGTACAAGGGTGGGGATTACAGTATTACAACTTTAGATCCTGTAGAGAGATTAGCTTGTGGTCAAACAGAAGTAAGATTTATTCCTTTCGCTGAAGATATAAGCGCCACTAAAATTATAGAAAAAATAAAAAAAATATGAAGACTTTTATTGTAGACATCGACGGGACTATTTGCACGGATAGTCGGGGCAGATATGAGTTAGCTCGCCCAATGAGTTCTCGTATACAATACTTTAATGATTTGTATAACAGGGGCAATGAGATTATCTATTGGACCGCTAGAGGAGGCAACTCTGGAAAAGATTGGTCCGAACTTACAAAGAAGCAGCTTGAGGACTGGGGTGTCAAATATACAGAACTAAGAATGAACAAGCCATCATATGATTTTTGGATTGATGATAAGGCTTATAATGGAAATAGGTTCTTTGACGAATTGTATTTTTAGAAGAAAGACTAAACGCCAGAGGATTCACAAGAGCAAGGGGGAACATAAAGAGAATATGTTACATCTCCATTTGATCCCGTACTAGAAGTGACTGTAATCCTATTATCTGGTTGATCTGATTCTTCTACAAAAACATCATGTTGACTTTCACTTGATTCTTGTCCAGAAGGCACGTAAAAAACAATACTATCTCCAACTGTGGAGATATCAAGGATATTGTCTTCTCGTGGATCTTCTAAAAGTTCCCTGAATTCTATAATGTCATTTGCAGATTCAGACGGTGATGCTTTTAAAGGTGCGTGGCCAGCTCCACCTTTTTGCATAAATCCTCTCATCCATAAATGAATGTTATCTCTCACATAGAGCTTTGAAATACTTGGCCCTTCAAGCTCTGCCATGTCAATTTTTATTTTTTTATCTTCACCTGCATATGGGCCTTCTATATTACTTAAATTTTTTAGGTTTATAAAGCCAGTATTTTCTCCTTCTCCTTCTCCTTCTCCTTCTTGCCCAGTGTTGGTATCTTTAGACTTAATTTTAGCTTCTGAGATAGAGCCATTTGCGTCATCAATGGTCATCTCCAAGTAATATGTTTTTTTCTCTGTTTCTGTAATTTTAAATTCTTCGTCTGCTGAGAATGCTTTTCTTTCGCCACCGTTTGCATAATCAAAAACGTAGCCTTCATTAAAATCTACAATGTATCCGTCTTCAGAGCCCGTGTCGATAGAGAATTCAGGCATAAAAGGTTGCGCCTGCAAGACGAAGCTTTCACTGATTTTCTCTAAATATTGGTAATGATAAGTTACTCCAGAAGCCATTATATATGCATTATGTTAATCACTTCTCCATTTTCTCCTAAAAAGTAGAGTTTATCGAAATGATCAAAGTTCTTGTAATTAATACATTTTATTTCTTTTTCTGGGTGATCAGAAGATCTTCCCAAAAAATACTTTTTCCCTCCTGCTTTTAAAGTGCCATCTGGCCAAAGGAATTCTTTTTCTACAAAATAACAATCTTTAAGTTGATTATTGTGCCAAGTTTCGATATAAGCAAATTCGTTATCGAAATCATGTCTTTTAGTTTCGATTTCTAATTTTTTCTTAACTATCGTTTTCACTAAAAGATTTTAAAGATTTTTATATAAAAAATCAAGATCATTTATCTTCTTCTTTATATTTACCTTCTTTTTTCATCTTTTCGATGATTTTCTTTTGGAGTGCAGGAGGAAGTTTTTTCTGCTTTTCTGTTAATTCTCCTTTACTATCATCCATCATCATCGCTCTCATTTTGTCATAAGAAACAGCGCAAGCAGCATAAGTTTGTTTTTCATCCATACTTGCAGTATCTGTAAACATCTTGTCGTCAGATGCACACATACTCATGTATGATTTGTAGACTCCAGCTTCTGCTTCAGAATATTTCTTAGCAATAGTGACTTCCATTTCTCCAGCATCGTTGATGCTGGCCTTCGTTTCTAGGGGGTTGTCCATTTTTGACATAGCTTTTTCATGTTTATAATAATCCAGAGCAGCAGCAATGCTGTGGTCTGATACAGAAATTTTATCTTGCACCCAAGCTTCGACATCTTGATCGTCTGCCAACATATCGTGTAATTCTTGAGCCTTTGTTGCGATTGAATATAATGAACTTTTCACCATGCGACCTTCTTGGTCTTCAGCTTTTGATTCCATGGATTCATCATATTGAGTATAACAAACAGCAACACGTTGTTTATTATCCTTGAATTCTTCCTTGTCTGACAATTCAGAGACACAACGACCTACAAAGTCGTTCTTACTTTCTTCTTTATTTGGAGTTGGTAAAGGCATTGTTCTTTATTATAATACACTAGAAATATTAAATAAATGGAAAAAGTAGTTTTCTTAAATCTGACATTAAATTCCTTCAATCAAAATCACATTTGGAAAAAGTTTTTTGATAATGGAAGAGGTGATGATTTTAATTTGTACATCCATCCTAAAGAGAGGAAGCCCAGTATATTTTCTGATTATTATATTGATAATTTAGTGCCAACAGCATGGGGACATTTTTCATTAGTTGAAGCTACTATAGAGTTAATGAAGTCAGCTTTAGAGGATGATCAGAATGAATATTTCACCTTGATTAGTGACTCGCACTTCCCCCTTTATGATTTAGACACGACAGTAGATTTGATTAAAAAAAGGTATAAAAAAACGACTTTTGCAAAACATTTTAGTTTTCACACAAAAGTTAAAAGTCAAAAAGTTTTTAAAGAGGGCGTTGTTGGCTATGATTTTGGTGAGTATAATGCAGTTTGTCAGTTTTTTGTTTGTCGCAGAAAGGATGTGGAGCAGTTCGTTGAAACTTTTGAATACTGGTCTCAGTTTTTTGTAAAAGAAAAAGTTATTTTTGCTGATGAATTTTATTTTTGGGGAATAGCAAAGCAACTGGGTATGGATTTTGAAATGGGACAAGCTACAACATTCTCTGATTGGAGCATCAGGACGAATAATAATGGGACTCAAGACAGAAATCCTAGAGCTTTTAAGAAATTAAGCAAAGGAGAGCTTGACACTTACAGAAAATCTGGTTATATTTATGCGCGGAAGATAATGCCAAACACTTTTGTAATGGCAAATCCGTTTAAATATTGATAAAATATGAAAAATACAGTAGAATTATTGGGGTACTATGGGTCAGATGAAGTAATTGCCTGTTCTGCATGGACATCCACAAGTAGAAAACTAGATGAAAAGAAGCGAAAGAGAATTCCGAAGCTCATCGACATGCTTTGGAGTGAGGGACACGAGACACCCTTTGAAAAGGGCAGTGTCCACTTTCTTGTGGATTGCGATATTGCCTCTCATATTCATTTACTTAAGCATAGAATATCTTCTCTCAATGCTGAAAGCGCGAGGTACAAAGAGCTAAAAGAAGATAAAATTTTTGTCCCTGATGATTGGCCAGAGGCGTGGCAGAATGAATTGATGCTGTATGCGGCTCATGGGAATAAGCTTTATCATGAATGCATAGAAGCTCTTGAGTCTAGACTGGGGCGCAAACGCGCTAAAGAATCTGCTCGTTTCTTCAAGACTTACAATAGTCGTATTCAAGCTGATGTACAATTTAATATGCGTAGCTTTGCAAACTTTATTAAGTTACGGAAAAGTGAACACGCCCAGAAAGAAATTAGAGAAATAGCTGAAAAAATGCTTGACTTGGTTAAGGGCATTGAAGATAATCCCTTTGAACATACCCTAAATAGTTGGGGATACTAACTACTGATTCTATGAAATACGCATATATTAATACAGTTGTAAACGATAAGAAGAAAAACAATGCAGCCCTTGTTTATTTTCAGATTAGTTCTGATGATGGCAGACATTTTCTTTTTACAGAGAACGAGCTAAAGAAAGCTGAAGCTCGCGCAAAAAAGAACCCAGAAGATCTTGACATTAGGAATCTTACCTTTACAAAAGATTAATTATGAAAAGTTTAAAAGTATTAAGTGATCCAGAAGAAACTTATGTCAGGGCTATCTGGTATTATCATGCTGAGATTGATGGCAAGAGAATTGTCGTTCAAGGTGATGAAACTTGGGATGGTGCAGATTACTGTATTTACCATTATGATGAAAATTGTCGTAATGGCTTTGGAGAAGAATTGGAAGGTGAAGAATTTGATAAGCTTTATGAGGAGCTTTCAGAAGCTGGTCTGTTCTCTCAGGGTGTTGAAAAAGGGTGGGATATTCCTTTAACTTATGGTGAAGATGAGTAATGAGCAAAACTCCTGACAATTTTCTTAGACCACCAGAAGAGGAGATCATATCTGATGACGATTTGTTTATTAGATTAGATTATTCCTCTACAAAGTATTATTTAGATGATTCTTGCAAAAAGCTCCACAGGAACCATGGGCCAGCAGTTATTTATAATAATGGTAGTGTAGAATATTGGAGGCAAGGTCAATTGCATAACATTTCTGGTCCAGCTATTGAGACGAGTCGGGGTAAAAAAGTATACTATTTATATGGGCGCAGGTTAACTCATCAGCATTGGTTCTTATTCAAGCAAAGATATTCTCTTGACAAAGGGTCAGAAAATAGTGTAATAAGGGTACATGAAAATTACGGGGACACAGAAAGTTGAAATTAACATCTCAGAAAGCCAAAGGCATTTGATTGCTATAGACTATATATCAGAGGTTTTTGACTGGGATTCCGATTATTTTATTGAAGATGGTTGGGTTATTAAAAGAGAGATAGCCCATACTTCACATAGCTTCGAAATGAACAATAAGGTCAGGGAAGCAACAAAAGGAGATCAGTGCCTGTATGATATCTTTAAAACATTAAAGAAACAGGTTTTTTAATTTAACCATTAAAAATACTACCATCTCCCGTGTAGCGTAGTCCTGCATCATAAGGGGAAATATAAAGAGATTCTGGCATGTTCAGGTCTCTTATTTTTTTATTGAATTCACGAACAATATGATCATTCAGTTCGGAGGCATCATTTGTACCATAAAAACCAGTGACTTCTGCCCTGTAACTAACCCAATCTCCAGAAGTTAAACTGAAGTCGCAGTGAATCTCTCCTTGTTTTTGTCTAGGCATATTATTCTATACACAAAAAAGTCGCAAGTTTAAGCGGGATTTGGCCAAATAAGGGGCGTGAAATAAGCTTACGAAAAATAATATTCAACGGCATCATTTGAAATCGGAAATGTATAAGAAAAATCCAATGTTGCATTTCCGTCTAAATCGTGAGAATGACTCACAGAATTTAAAAAACAATTATAAACTTTTATATTTAAATTTGGATTTTCAGAAGATGATCCCAAAGGAGTTTCAGGTATTAAAAATGTAAAGTTTCCTTTTTCTACCACCAAGTTTGATAGATCCATTGTGTCATCTACATTATTTTTGATTACAGATATGCTTAAAGATCCTTGTGCTGGTAAAACTGGATATCTTCTTTTTGCTCCTCTTTGGCCAGCTCTAATTGTAGCTGTTCTTTCTATTCCAACAGAAAGAGAAATAGATTGGATAGGAAAGTCTGTAGAATTAATTCCTTCATCAAGGGTTGTGGTTAATGTAATATCTTGTGGTCTAAAAATATTTATTTTTGAAGAGTCTAGATCTAAATCAATTAGTGAGTTGCCTTCACTAACTGACAAAGAATCACACTGGTATCCATAAGAACCACGAGCCAATTCTCCTACGCTAAAGTCCAGAGAGAAGTTGGTTAAGTTTGCTTTTGAAAAAGTGGTTCTGGCAGTAGCATCTTTGAGTTGAATGGTTGATTCATCACAGCTTAAAAACTTCAAGTAGTTACCATTTGTATCTAAAACATGATCATTAACAATGAAGCTAATAGATGTATCAATGGGTTGATCTGCGGTTAAAATATAATCCTCTTGTTTGTAAGACCCAAGTTTTCTCAGTTCTTGAACATTCTTTGGATTCTCATAGCTGAAAGATTGAACTCCCCTAATCAAAGTGCTATCGATGTAGACTTGACTTTCATGAGAGTGAACTCTAGTTGCAGAAGGCATGTAATATATTACACAAAAAAACCCACTCCCGTAGGAGTAGGTTTTTGAAGGTGTGAATTTTTAATCGTTTTTA